TATAATTTTAGATACGCTGATGTTGAGTTTGAGAAGTTTAAAAAGTCTGCTCAGAAAGAGATCAATTATATGGTGAAAGAGTTTGAGTGTAAGAAGTCTGCTGATGCTTATGCTCGGGCAGCAACTTCTCGCACTGGTGTCCTTGATTGCTCCAAACTCCATACTTATAAGTACAATGACGATCTCTTCAAGAAAGTGACTGTTCTTCCTGATGGTAAGAATCATGGTTTAATCTTTATTCTTGATTGGTCTGGTTCTATGGCAGACTGCATTGTTCCCACTATCAAGCAACTTTTAAATATTGTTTGGTTCTGTAATAAGGTTAACATTCCTTTTGATGTTTATGCCTTTACTAATAACTGGGCAAAACCAGAGAGGTATGGTATAAATTGGGAAGAACTTGATACTCAGGAAAATGAACAGGGTATGTTTAACATCACTGGTGGTCATTTCAGTTTGATGAATATTCTTTCCAGTAGTGCTAAAAAGGGGGAGATTGAGAAGCATATTCTAAATCTTTGGAGAGTTGTCTTCTCATTCAAAAACTGGGTTTCTTATAGTATTCCTTCAGAGGTGGGATTGTCTGGAACTCCTCTTCATGAATCACTAATCTGTCTTCATGAAATTATCCCTCAGTTTAAAACAAAGCATGGTGTTCAGAAGACTCACTGTGTCATTTTGACTGACGGTGAGGCAAGTAGTTTGCCAGTGTTCAAACGTGTCCTTGATTATAAGGGTGGTGAACGTCTTGGATGTTGTTCTATCAACGCTAGTTCCTTTCTTCGTAATCGTAAGACTGGGCATACTTATAAGTTCTCTCAAGCGTATTACAAGTTCACTGATGTTCTTCTTCAAGATCTTCGTCAAACATTTCCAGAAACTAACTTCATTGGTATTCGCCTTTGTAATGGTCGTGAGATGGGAGATGTTATTCGTCGCTATGAATGCGCGAGTGATGAGGTTATCAGAAAAGCAAAGAAGGTAAAGAGTTATGCTGTAAAGGACTCTGGATATACCAGTCTGTTTACCATGCTCTCCAACTCCCTTGAAAATACCTCTGAACTTGATGTTGATGAAGGTGCCACCAAGGCAAAGATCAAGTCTGCTTTTATGAAGAATCTTAAAGCAAAGGCACTAAATAAAAAAGTGTTGAGTCAGTTCATGGATTTGGTTTGTTGACCAATCTTTAAACCGTCTACTAGGGCCCGATAGTGGTCTCACCTTGTCCTATACTAAACCTGTTGAACAAACGAACTACATCATGGCACTATCTACCGAATACGTTGTCTCTTCACTTCAAGCATTGTATGGGGAAACAGTTACGTCTGGCGATGTAAAAGCATGGTGTCAGATGAACGATACTACATATCAAACCGTTGTTAAGAAACTAGACAACTATAAGTCTAGTCGCGGTAAGTGGGAACTCGTAGAAAAAGAAGAACTCGAAAAAACATATCAAGCACCAGCAGCAATGCCTGTTTTACAGAAAAACCTTATTCCTGCAAAAGATGATACCTTCGTCAGCTTTGGTAACTTCGCTGATATTAAAAAGATTATTAAGTCCGGTCTGTTCTATCCAACGTTCATTACGGGTCTTTCGGGTAATGGTAAAACGTTCTCTGTGGAGCAGGCATGTGCTCAGACAAAACGAGAACTTATCCGTGTAAACATCACAATCGAAACAGATGAAGATGATCTTATTGGCGGTTTCCGTCTTGTCGATGGCAACACCGTCTGGCACAATGGACCAGTCATTGAAGCACTACGACGTGGAGCAATCTTGCTCCTTGACGAAATCGACCTTGCCTCAAACAAAATCCTTTGTCTCCAATCTATTCTCGAAGGAAAAGGAATTTTCCTCAAGAAGACTGGCGAATACATTACGCCCACAGAAGGTTTCAATGTATTCGCAACCGCCAATACTAAAGGCAAAGGAAGCGAAGATGGACGATTCATTGGAACTAACGTGCTCAACGAAGCATTCCTTGAGCGATTCCCTGTAACCTTTGAACAGTCTTATCCTTCTGCTGCTACCGAGCAACGTATTCTAGAAGGTATTGCTCTGGACATTAACATTGAGGATCGTGCTTTCTGTAAGTATCTTTGTGATTGGGCAGACATCATTCGTAAGACTTTTTATGATGGTGGGATTGAGGAGGTTATTAGTACCCGTCGTTTGGTTCATATCATCCGTGCTTACAGCATCTTTGAAGATAAGTCCAAAGCAATTCAGGTTTGTATCAACCGATTTGATGAAGAAACCAAGGCATCTTTTATGGAACTCTATGACAAAGTTGATGCTGACTTTGAGATGGTTGCCGATTCTGAGGAATCCTGATATAATTGGGGAAGGTAAGTATGCCTTCCCTGATGAATGCCTGGTCTTTACTTTATGAGGAATTGAAAATGAGTGAAAATTTTGAAGATCGATATGAAGATGGTCTTAAATCCCCGTATTGGTACGACTATGATCGTAATGATCCAAACCGTGTTAATCCTTTTATGGGTACTATAATTGGTGCTGCTTCCTCTGACACAATCAACTTTGGAGCAGCACAACCTGTAGACCTCGGTGGAGTGATCGGTGGTCAGGATGTCATTATATTTGATGATCCTGATCCTGATTATAACAATAATCCTTCAACCACTAGAGGCAGAAGGAAGTATAATGAAGACGAAATCCTTAAAGAAGTAGGAGATTATATTTCTGGAACATATGGTCAACACTATTCAAATGATGGATTTCAAACTCTTGACCTTATAGAAGCATGTGGTGACGGTGAATCTTTCTGTAGATCTAATATCTTGAAGTATGCTTCTCGGTATGATAAGAAAGGCACTGCCCGACGTGACATTATGAAGATCTTGCATTATGCTGTTCTTCTGCTACACTTTAACGATAAGAACGCACAACGCGAAACCTACCCTCAATGATTATGAAACTTTCTGAGTCCACTGTTAATCTTCTGAAGAACTTCTCTTCTATCAATCAGTCTATTCTTTTCAAGGAAGGAAACAAACTGCGTTCTATCTCTGTGATGAAGAACATTCTAGCAGAGGCAACTATTTCTGAAGAGTTTCCAAAGGACTTTGGTATCTATGACCTGAATCAGTTTCTCAATGGACTGTCTCTTCACAACAGTCCTGAACTGGACTTTGAGAACAACCAGTTTGTTGTGATTAAAGAAGGCAAGATGCGTTCCAAGTATTTCTTTGCTGACGCATCTGTAATTGTTTCTCCACCAGAAAAAGAGATTACTCTCCCAACAGAGGATGTGTGCTTCCAACTTACCAGTCAACAACTTGAGAAGTTGAAGAAAGCAGCATCTGTTTATCAACTGCCTGACATCTCTGCCATCGGTGAGAATGGTGTTATTAAACTGGTTGCTCGCGACAAGAAGAACGATACCTCTAACGACTTCTCAATCATTGTAGGTGAGACTGAGGATAGTTTCGTCTTCAACTTTAAAGAAGAGAATCTTAAAATTGTTCCTGGCACATATGATGTGATCGTATCTTCTAAACTTCTGTCTAAATTTACTAACCAGAATCTTGATGTCACCTATTATATTGCCCTTGAACCCGACTCGACATTCGGTTGATATATGGATGAGAGTATTAGGTAGTGGTCTTGTTATCATTGCCTATTTTATTATCCTTCATGTTGACCTAATGACAGGAGTGATAATACAATTTGTAGCAGACCTTATTTCAATTCCTTACTTTATTAGGACAAAATCCTGGGATGTGGTTATGATGTTATCATTCCTACTTGCGATATCGCTATCTAAATTGTTATGAACATTTTTGTAACTGATCCCAGTCCTTGGGAGTCTGCCAGGGTTCTCCCTGATAAGCACATTGTCAAGATGCCCTTAGAGACTTGTCAGATGCTTGCTATTGTATGCTCTGACAAATGGGGTCATGGATTTGGAACTCTTCCCAGAGCAGATGGCACTCCCTATGCTACTGAGAAGGGTGCTTTTCGTAATCACCCCTGTACTAAATGGGCGAATGAATTTGTAACCAATTGGCAATGGTTGCTCGCACATGGACTTGCTATGTGTGATGAGTATACTGCTCGTTACGGTAAGGTCCATACCTGCCAGAAGACGCTTCTAGCGGCAAAGGAGATACTTCCTACAGCAGATCCGCAAGGTCGTAGTGGGAAAGGTCCAACGCCATTTGTATTTGCTGGACCTGATGAGTTCAAGTTAGATACTTCAATATCCATCTTTGACAAATATAAGATGTATATTTCATCTAAACCATGGGTATGCGATAATTATCTTCGTATCCCTGATCGTAAACCTGAGTGGGTATGAGCGAAACAAAAACATGTCCTAGATGTGGTGAGACTAAACCTATAGAAAAGTTTGCTATTAACAATACAACTCCTAAGAAAATTTATAGGAAACGTCATTGTAAGATCTGCTATCAGAAACTTTGGGAAGAGAGAAAACTTATTCGTCAGAGTGCACCTCCTCCTCCAGCAGATTCTATTTGTCAGTGTTGTGGAAAGGAAAAGAAACTAAAGTTAGATCATATAACAGATACTCTTATCTTTCGGGGGTGGATATGTAATGAATGTAATATCGGAACGGGTCTTCTAGGTGATAGACTAGAAGGACTTCAACTAGCAATGAATTATTTGAACAAGGTGAATTATGAGTCGTAGTGATTTTGTATGGGTTGAGAAGTACCGACCCAAGACTATTGAAGAGTGTATACTTCCTGACAATATCAAGAAAACCTTTCAGGACTTCCTAGATAAGGGTGAGGTTCCCAACTTGTTGTTGTCTGGACCTCCTGGATGTGGTAAAACCACTGTCGCAAAAGCATTATGCGAAGAACTTGGAGTAGACTATTATGTCATCAATGGATCCGATGAGGGGCGATTCCTGGATACTGTCCGAAACAATGCGAAGAACTTCGCTTCGACCGTCTCGCTTTCTTCAACTGCAAAACACAAAGTCGTCATCATTGATGAGGCAGATAACACAACCCCAGATGTACAACTCTGTTTACGGGCGTTTACTGAGGAGTTTATTGGCAACTGCCGATTCATCTTCACCTGTAACTACAAAAACAAAATCATCGCTCCACTTCATTCCCGATGTGCGGTGGTCGAATTTGGAATTAAGGGAAAAGAAAGACAGGGACTTGCAACCCAATTCTTCAAACGTATCCAAGACATCCTCGTTTTGGAGAGAGTTGATTTTGAAGGCAAAGTCCTTGCTGAACTAATCAACAAACATTTTCCTGACTGGCGTCGTGTACTCAATGAGTTGCAACGTTACTCTGTTAGTGGTAAAATAGATTCAGGCATCCTTGCTGCGTTCAGTAATGTCAAAACAGATAATCTCTTCAAGTTCCTCAAAGAGAAGGACTTTCCCGCCACACGGAAGTGGGTTGTTGATAATCTGGATAATGATCCTACTGTACTTCTGCGTAGCATTTACGATGCTCTTTACTCACACTTGGCAGGTCCTGGGATTGCTGCTGCTGTCCTCATTATTGCTAAGTATCAGTATCAGAGTTCGTTCGTCGCAGACCAGGAAATAAATATGCTTGCTTGTCTGACTGAAATTATGGTGGAGTGTGACTTCAAATGAGTAAAAAACCTAGACAAAAGAAATCCAGATTATATTATTATTTCTGGGGAGTTGCTACCATGACTGTGGTAGTAGGACAAATTTATGTCGGTTCAGGTTATAGAGCAATGGCCGATTCAGTTACTAACCTTACAGAGAGAGTAAAATGAACGTTAAAGTATTACGAATGAATACAGGTGAAGAAATTATCTTTACCCTTATCAGTGAAGATGATGAGAGTATTGAGGTAGAACATCCTCTTGTTGCCATTCCAAATTCACAGGGTCAGGTTGGATTTGCTCCTTGGTCTACTCTTGCTAAAGAAGACGAAACCATTAAAGTTTCCAAGGAGTATGTTGTGTATGTAATTGAAGCAAGAGATGAGATCGTAGAGAACTATGAAAAGATTTTCTCTCCCCTCACAACTCCTAGTAAAAAACTAATTCTATGAGAAAAGTAATCCTTTCTTGCCTAACAATCTGTGCTGCTATCGCAGTTGCCGAACCAGCACTAGCACATAAACGGTACGGTCATAGACCACATTACCACGATTCTCATAGACATTGCCACTATCACTCTAAAAAAGGATACTCTCATTGTCATAGGCATACACATAATGGACCTGGTAAAGGTCATCATGGCAATAGGTGGATGCACCCTATTTGGGATCCTGAATACTTTGAATACCATTTTCACTTTAGTCATCGCAGATGAAATCTTTGAAAACTCCTCTTCGTTATCCTGGTGGTAAGAGTCGTGCCACCAAAAAGATTGGACCTTATATACCTGATCTTCGTGATTACGACGAGTTCAGGGAACCTTTTTTAGGTGGGGGTAGTGTGTCCCTTTATGTAATCAAGAAGTATCCAGATATAAAAATATGGGTCAATGACTTGTATGAACCTCTAGTTAACTTCTGGCAGCAACTTCAACAAAATGGACATGAACTTCGTCTTCAATTGATGCAGTTAAAGTCTCGTTATCCTGAACCTCTTTCTGCAAAGGGACTATTCTTATCATCAAAGGACTATCTTGAGCACAACAATGAAGACCCTTTGTGGAGAGCAATATCTTTCTATATCATCAATAAGTGTTCTTTTTCGGGTCTAACTGAGAGTTCTTCTTTTTCTGCTCAGGCATCAGATAGTAATTTTTCAATGAAGGGTATCTTGAAACTTGAAGGATATACTCAGTTGATTAAAAATTGGGAGATAACAAATCATTCTTATGAAAATCTTCTAGATGAAGGTTCTGAGAAGACTGCGTTTGTTTATCTAGATCCTCCTTATGATATCAAAGACAACCTCTATGGAAAGAAAGGATCCATGCATAAGAGATTCGATCATGATCGGTTTGCCATTGACTGTGATGATTGCTCCATGGACTGCCTTATCAGTTACAATTCTGACCAGTTGGTTATGGACCGCTTCAAGTCATGGAATGCGGCTGAGTTTGACCTTACCTATACAATGCGTTCAGTAGGTGAGTATATGCGTGAGCAAAAACAACGCAAAGAACTATTACTTTTTAATTATGGAACTGAAGGATTGGTTGAACTCAATTAATTTCTCAAAAGAAAATCTTAAAGATAATATTAATGAGTATCCACCCTACATTGTGAATCGGTGTCTGTCAGGTCACCTAGATTGTATTATGTTTGCCAATGAAATGAACCAGTATCATTTCTTAGACAAGGACATGCAATATGAATTTTATCTAAATATCTTGAGAAAGAGGAAGAGATTCTCTCCTTGGATCCGTAAGGATAAGGTCACCGACTTAGATTGTATCAAACAATACTATGGTTACAGTAATGAGAAAGCATCTCAAGCACTGAAGATTTTATCAAATGAACAGATCGAATTTATTAAACAACGACTTGACACTGGTGGTACAAAATGACACAGACAACTGAGCCGCAGGTTAATTGGTCTCAAGATAAGATGATTGAGGTCAAACTGAATGCCCCCGATGACTTTCTGAAGGTCCGAGAGACACTGACTCGTATTGGTGTTGCTTCTAGAAAAGAGAAGAAACTTTACCAATCTTGTCATATTCTGCATAAGCAAGGTAAATACTATATCGTACATTTTAAGGAGTTGTTTGCTCTTGATGGCAAGTACGCTAACCTTACTGTTAACGACGTTCAGCGTAGGAACCGTATTACTCGCTTGCTTGCTGATTGGGGTCTCATTTCAGTAGTGATTGAAGATACTATTCTGGACATTGCTCCTCTGAATCAAATCAAAGTTCTCCCTTACAAAGAAAAAGGTAATTGGGCGCTAGAACAAAAATACAATATCGGCAAAAAGACAAAGACTGAAGAGAGCGAATAAATATTCCTGCGATCTTTCGTGCGGTCGCTTCAAAAGTCGGAA